GTTCAAAGACAAAGCACTTGAAGATATGGGTCGTAAGTATTGGAAGAAGCGCAGTTACATCTTCCAAGGCTTTGTGCGTGAGAATCCTCTCACCGATGACAAAACTCCAGAGAACCCAATCCGTCGTTTCATCATTGGTCCTCAGATCTTTACATTGATCAAGTCAGCATTGATGGATCCAGATCTCACTGAGATGCCAACTGACTACGCAGCCGGACTTGACTTCCGTGTGACAAAAACTACCAAAGGTGGTTATGCTGACTACAACACTTCAAAGTGGGCACGTAAAGAGTCAGCACTCACAGCCGACGAAGCCGAGGCAATTGAAAAGCATGGCCTGTATGATTTGGCCAGCTTCTTGCCCAAAAAACCCGGCGATGTAGAACTCAAGGTAATCAAAGAGATGTTTGAAGCATCAGTGGATGGTCAGCCATTTGACATGGAACGTTGGGGACAATACTATCGTCCAGCAGGTGCAGCAGCACCCGCAGGAGCAGCATCCGATGCTGAAGAATTTGCTCCAGCACCAGTGGCCAAACCTACTCCTGCCAAAGCAGCGGCCTTGGAAGAAGATGATCCTGCTGAAGTAGCCGAGGCAATTGCCGCAGCACCAGTCAAGGCAGCAGCATCTTCAAACAAAGCCGAAGATATTTTGGCAATGATTAGGGCTCGCCAGAAAACAGCCTGATGTTTTCACAACTGGACAATGTAATATTTCCAGATAGCTGTGAGGTAGTGCGATGCTCCTCACAGCTATGCGTTTATCCAATTTTCAAAAACGGATCCAGCAGTATCAATGAATCTGTAGAAGAAAAAGGTTGGGAAATCATACGTGACTACGACATTGAAAGCATCACCACACCAATTCGTGTGTATGTGCGAGATGCTCATCAACGCTTTGTGAGTGGCGTCAATACATTTGTTCAACACAACCCTGATCTAGATTTAAAAACTGCTTTGTGGTTTGTGAGAGAGTATCCTTTTCTCAATCGTCACTTTGCGCCACAGTTTTTTTGGATAATTAATCTGGCAAGATATATGCACCATGACACAAAAATAGAAATCAGACACATGGATGACATTGCCAAACTAACCGCAAGACACAGTGATGCTGGAATCCTACCACCCAGTGAAGAATTTATTCGTGAATTTGAATCACTGGATTGGAATCACATGAGATTGTACTACTATCTTGATCAAATATTAACTGACCTTGTGGGACAGACAGTGACATACCCTGAACTAGTGGCAATTGTAAGAGATCAACACACATCACTGTTTGAGATGGTATTTGGCAAAAGCATGAACCTTGTGGAACTTGTGCGTGGACTGCCCTAGGCTTGATCACTTTGTGCGCTTCAATGCCAACGGATCAGTGAGTCGTTGTGGTCACATGGTTGGTGCTCCTGAGTTTGACTCACTGGAACACATGGACACAAGCGATTGGCTGAAAAAACTCAAAACACAAAAATGGCCCATGGAGTGTCAACGCTGCCGTGAAACCGAAGCAATTTCTGAAACCAGTATTAGATTAAACACCGTCAAGTTCCATGAAAAACAAACTCAACCAGACTACTTGATTGTTGGTGGTATTCTTGACAACATCTGCAACAGTGCCTGTCAATTTTGCAATGCTGACCTCAGCACTAAAATAGGTAGTTTACACAGCCGAGACTATGTGCGATACAACAACTCTGATCGCTTTTGGCAATTGCCAGTGGATAGAATTGTGCATCTAGACATCAACGGGGGCGAACCCAGTCACAGTCCGGCCTATCGCAATCTACTAGAAAACCTACCAGACAACATTCAAAGTGTTAGATTAAACACCAATGGTTCAAGGGTAATGACTGAGTTGATCCCTTTGGTCAATCGCGGAGTGCAGGTAACTGTGACAGTGAGTTTTGATGGCACGGATCATGTACACGACTACGTGCGTTGGCCAATTCGTTGGCAAGACTTCTCAAAAAACATACAAGAATATCAATCCATGCCAGTTGAGTTGAACCTATGGACCACACTCAATGCACTCAACATTGGTGATTTTCCAAATATTCTTGCCTGGGTAGGTAAACACAAACTAAATCACAGTTGGGGCATACTGCACAATCCCAGTGAACTGGATATCAAGCACGTCAATCCGTTTACCACTGCAGCAAGAAAAATGTTTGAACAAGGGCTAGATCAACGATTGGTTAGACTTTTGGGGCATGTTGCAGTTACCAAAGACAATACCAATGCAATTTTTGAATATATACGCACTCAGGATCAATTAAGAAACATTTCTTATCAAGACTACTTTACATCGCTCTAAAATCATGTTATTATATTTTTTATACAAAGGACATATCCATGGCTAAACCATTTGACGTTTCAAAGTTCCGCAAGGAAATAACCAAAAGTATTGACGGCCTGTCAATAGGATTCAACGACCCCACTGATTGGATTAGCACAGGCAACTATGCTCTTAACTATCTGATATCAGGAGATTTTCATAGAGGCGTTCCTCTAGGCAAAGTCACTGTGTTTGCTGGTGAATCAGGTGCAGGCAAAAGTTATTTTTGTTCGGGAAACATCATCAAGAACGCACAGGAGCAAGGTATATTTGTTGTGCTGATTGACAGTGAAAATGCTCTTGACGAGGCATGGTTGCATGCCCTGGGCGTTGACACCAGTGATGCAAAATTATTAAAATTGTCAATGGCCATGATTGATGATGTTGCTAAAACTATTTCAACATTCATGAGTGATTACAAGGCCTTGCCCGACGGAGAAAGACCCAAGGTTCTTTTTGTAATTGACTCTTTGGGCATGCTACTAACACCAACAGATGTCAATCAATTTGATGCAGGTGAGATGAAAGGCGACCTTGGTCGTAAACCCAAAGCACTCACTGCATTGGTGAGGAATTGTGTCAACATGTTTGGCAGCTATAATGTAGGCTTGATTTGTACCAATCATACCTATGCATCACAAGACATGTTTGATCCAGATGACAAGATTTCTGGAGGACAAGGGTTTATATACGCATCAAGTATTGTGATTGCCATGAAAAAACTCAAGCTCAAAGAAGATGAGGATGGCAACAAGATTTCAGATGTCATGGGCATCCGTGCTGCATGTAAAGTAATGAAAACACGTTATTCCAAACCATTTGAAGGTGTGCAGGTCAAGATTCCATATGAAACAGGTATGAATCCTTATTCAGGGCTTGTTGACTTGGCAGAGAAAAAAGGTCTGCTTAAAAAAGACGGCAACAGACTGGCATTTACCACTGGGCAAGGTGAAGTTATCAAACAGTTTCGCAAAGCATGGGAGTCAAACGAAGGAGGCTGCCTAGACCAAGTCATGGCAGACTTTAAAAATCAAAAACAAGAACTAAGTACCACTGACTCAACCATGGAGGAATAAAATGCAAGGCCCAGATATAGCACGTGAAATTTGGCAAGAACTCAAACGTTACATCAACGAAATAGATCGCGAAGAAGCCGCTGATACATTGGTCAGTGTGTTGATTGACAACGACATGGATGCTGATGATATCAAGTCAGCATTCAAAACTGACAGTGACATAAAACGTGCTCTTAACAGTTATCTTGAAGATGAAGAAGATGCCGACGAAGAGTACGAGGACGACGAGGATGAAGAAGAATACTGATGTGGTATAGCCGCATAGTTTCCGATCTAGGCGCAATACCTGACTTCATAGCTCACTATGAGACAGAGCTTGTTTCCGCCAAAGCAGACGTTCGGCTTGGCGGTGTTGTTGAAAGAAACATCACCGCCTTGCCGGGCATCACCGAACATCGCTTCAATCAACTGCAAGAGATTGAAGCAGTACTCAATTATCTCAATATCCAACTGCGCAAAATTAGACGTAGACATTTTCAAAAGTATCTTGAAGCCTATGCACGAGTTCTCACTTCAAGAGATGCTGAAAAATATGTTGATGGTGAAGACGAAGTCATTGACTTTGAAACCATCATCAATGAAGTTGCATTGTTACGCAACAAGTGGCTGGGCATCATGAAAGGGCTTGATTCCAAGCAATGGATGGCCGGGCATGTGGTTAGATTACGCACTGCTGGAATGGAAGATGTCACAGTTGGATAATGCCTAAGTTTACCGTATCATTAAAACACAATCATGTGTGGATAGCTTTAAAAATGTATCATCCTGCGGAACTACGAGCCGGAGATCTGTTGCGAGACATAGCAACATGTTTGAAGATTGGTATGATCACTCAAGAAGATCTCCAAACCAAAATCACAGTACTAGAAAGCCTACTGGAAGGTCAAGACTATCAAGAGTACTTGTTGGCCATTGATCAGTTGAAAACACAATCTTGGTTTGATGAACGCCGATGTTTTTGGATTGGGAATGTTTTTAATAACGTAGAACATCCCAACGTTACAATGATTCCCTACTACATGGCAAATCTTGCTGGCATACTTGATGACTATAACTGGGCAGCATGTCAAAGAGATTGTTACTTTGTATGCCTGCTGAGAAGAGACAGTCCCAGTAGAAGAAAAATTGCAAAAACAATTCTAGACAATTATTCAATTGGAGACTACCGCATAAGCTACCGGTCATATCTAGGCAAGACTGAATATGATCCAGTGATTCAACGAGATGCACCTTTACTGTTGGATACTGTATCCGCGCATCACGGGTACGATGGATTTCCCAAGGGAGGTATACTGCAATGTATCGTCAACTTGATTGCAGAAACCAGTATTCAAGATGATGCAGGCGATCAATGCTGGGGATCAATGTTTATCACTGAAAAAACTTTTAAAAGTTTTGGGTGGAGACAAATGCCACTGTGGTTGGCTGTTCCAGGCATGGTGAGCCATGTTAGAGCAGCAGGGTTTGACTTGTTTGATGATTGGTTGGAAAATCACGACTATGACAATATACCTTCCCAAGAATTAAGATTTCAACGAGTATTTGAAATCTTAGACAACTGTATTGAAAAGATAAAATCCCAAGGCGGGCCTGAACAAGTATCACGGCTACTATCCAGTAGATTTGATCACAACATAGAAATACTCAACAAACTAGATCAGCAAAACACAGCTGACTTTTCAAATTTTTGCCAACGGTTGAATAATCTTGACAGCTCAAAAACTAGCGGATAAATATCCGCGCAGTTATACCATCGAAAGCACCCATTAATGTTTAAAATTTTTATTGGCTGGGATAGTCGTGAGCCTGAAGCCGCTGAAGTATGTCGCTACAGCATACTGAAGAATTCCACCATACCAGTTGAAATAATCTTTCTCAAACAGCAAGAATTGAGAGATCAAAAATTATATACACGAGAACCAGATGCACAGGCCAGTACAGAATTTAGTTTGACTAGATTTTTAGTGCCACACCTCTGTGACTACAAAGGCTATGCAGTATTTGTTGACTGTGACTTTGTTTTTACAGGTGATGTACGCGAGTTATTTCAATACATGGATCCCGCCAAAGCAGTTCATGTGGTGCAACACAAGTATAAACCATCCAATAAAACCAAAATGGATGGTAAAAAACAACATCTATATCCAAGAAAAAACTGGAGCAGTTTGATTCTCTATAACTGTGCTCATGAATCCAATCAAAAACTCACGGTTGATGTAGTCAACAAAGAGACCCCGGCGTACTTACATAGATTCAATTGGTTATCTGATGAGGAAACGGGAAAGTTAGAACCTGGATGGAATTGGCTTGTAAACTGGTATCACGAACCTAATGATGGCAAACCCAAAGCCATACATTACACCGAAGGTGGGCCTTGGTTTGAAAATTATCGTCACTGTGAATATGGATGGTACTGGAGTGAATACTATCACAGCTGGCAACGTAGCATGCAATCAGCGCCACAGCCAAGTCTGTTTGACAATGTGCCGCCAGCTGTGAAATCTGTGTTCAATGATATTTTAACTTATAGAGTTGATCCTGGCCGCGAATATCATTCAGTCACAGCAGAAAAAATTAACCAGGGAGTTGAAAGCTTGACTAATAACATAATAGTTGCAGTCGAAGCAGACACTGTTGATGAAAGCAGCAGTAAACTTGAATCCAAAGGACAAAATTATGATCCTTTTTTGAAAAGTTTTATCATGGGATCAGGCGGCCAAATATCTGTCTGGGACAAGGTCAGCGAAGATAAATCAGCAGTGGTGCTGCGTGGAGTAACCAAACGCAAACACATGGTGGCGTGTCAAGAAGCAGGGAGAGATTTCTACTACATTGACACTGGATACTTTGGCAATGGACGTAAAAAACTCTATCATCGTGTTACCAAAAACAACATGCAATATCTTGGGCCAGTCAAACATAGGCCAAGAGATCGTCTTGCTGCCACGGGCTGGAGTGCTAGAAAATTTAGGCCTGGGCGTAATATTCTTTTGGCTCCACCCAGTCAAAAACTCTTGATGTGCTATAATATAGATCTTGAACAGTGGTTGGCGGAAACCATGAACAATCTACGACTGTTTACTGATCGTGAAATTATTGTGCGCGACAAGCAGAGTCGCAGTGTGCGTCAAAGCACTGACACCATGGAAATGGCCCTGGAGCGAGATGTGCATTGCCTGGTGACTTTTTCTAGCATTGCAGCAGTCGAGGCAATCATGCACGGTAAACCAGCCATTGTGCTAGGTCCCAGTGCTGCTGCACCAGTGTGTAGTACCACGATAAATGACATTGAAAAACCTTATATTCCCACACTTGACGAAGTTGAAGAGTGGGCAGCAAATCTTGCCTACTGTCAATTCAGTGAGCTTGAAATGAGAGACGGCACAGCCTGGCGTATACTCAATGATGATTGATGTTGTAGTTTATCTCAGTAGCCTGCAAAAAATAGCCGGCAGAAAAAAAGATGTCTTAGAGGCATTTGGTGAAGGCTGTCGCCGCAATGGTGCTCGCGTGGTGTTTCAAACAAAAACTGAATTGATCCCTGCCAAACTTGCTGTGATACTGGGATGGCCCAGCCCACTACAGCACACTACAAATATTAGATTACGATCAGCCGTGGTCAAAGATCAAAAAAGACACAATCGGCATGTTATGGCCATTGATGGTAGTACTTTTAAATTTCACGACGCTGAAGGAAAATATCTAAGGTACAGCCTCAACGGCGTATTCTATGACACATCTCAGTATGCCAACAAAAACAGTGACAGTGGCCGCTGGCAAACGATTCAACACGACCTAAACATGAGTATGATGCCTTGGCAGCAAAACAACGGACATATTTTGTTTTTGATGCAACGAGATGGTGGCTGGTCAATGAAAGGACTCAATCCCATTGAGTGGGTGATCAATACATATCAAGAAGTTAGAAAACACAGTGATCTTCCAATTTTAATTAGACCGCATCCGGGCAAGCACATTGATCTCACACCATTGAACAGTCTTCCTGGGGCAACAATTGTTGACAGCAAACATACTTCACTGCAAGACAACTTGACAAATGCCAAGGCGGCTTGTGTGTTCAATAGTTCCAGTGGAGT